ACATACAAAGAAAAACAAAGATTTTATTTTTTTATTATTAATAATAATGTAATGGAAGAAGTTGAAAAGGCAGCAAAAGAAGCACAAGAAATTATTGATAAAAATGCTGCAGGTAATCCACGTATTAAAAAAATGATGGATATTGTACATAAATTTGTTCAAACAGAAAGAGTTATGTGCTATGGAGGAACAGCAATAAATAATATTTTACCAAAAGAAAAACAATTTTATGATTCTAAAGTTGACATACCCGATTATGATTTTTTTTCGATTGACCCACAAAATTTATGTGTGAAATTATCAAATAAATTAAAAAAAGCAGGTTTGAAAGATATCGAAGCAAAACCCGGAATGCATCTTGGTACATTCAAAGTTTTTTGTGAATATGTAGGTGTTGCAGATATATCTTCAGTAGAAAAAGATTTATTTGAAAGATTATGGAAAGATTCAATTGTAAAAGATAAGATACATTACGTACCTGCTGATTTCTTACGTATGAATGTTTATTTAGAGCTTTCAAGACCTATGGGAGATGTATCAAGATGGAAAAAAGTTTTTGGAAGATTAGAATTAATGAATTCTGAATATCCTATCATATGTCCAAAAAAACATGAAAAATTAAATGAAACATTAATGATACCTAAAATAAAAGAAAAAGTTGAAGACCTTTTAATTAAACATAAAATAGTTTTATTAGGATTTAATGGTGAATTATTTCATGAAAAAAACCAAGAATGGAAATTACCTTTAGATATCTTAGTTGAAGAAAAAGATGCTCAAAAAATTGTTAAAGAATTAATAAATATTTTTGGTAAAGGTGTTGCAAAAGCACGTTCTTATGAAGAATATCAAGAATTATTACCTGCACATACAGATATTATCGAAGATGAATTATTAGTTAGAGTTTATGAAACGATGGCATGTCATTCTTATCATGAATTAAAAACAGGATTACGAGTAGGTTCAATACCTACATTATTAAACTTTTTCTTTGCAATGTTGTATGCTGATAAAGAATTTGCGGAACATACAACACGACAAAGAATTATATGTGCAGCACAACGTTTAGTAGATATGGCAAATAGTAGTAAACGTAGATTTGAATTAGTAACACCTATAGATTGTATAGGTAAACAAAAAGAATTAATTGATATGAAAAAAGAAAGAGCATCTTTATATGAAAAAGCTTCTAAGAATAGAGAAGGAACATTATTTAAGAAATATTTCTTTTCTTATAAACCTTAAAGTTTTTGTAAGTCTTCTGCTAAATCTTCTAGTAAATCATCTGTAGGTCCATCCATATAATTAAACATACATTCTTCACACCAATAAACTTTATAATATTCTATTTCATATAAATCACGCTCATCTAAAATTTTTGTTTCACAATTATCACATATAAATTCTTGCACATCTTCCATCTTTTTCTTATAGTATTATCCTATACAAAATTTCGTTTTTTAAATTTACATATTATTTACGTAATAAACATAAATGCCAATTGTATTTGTGTCACCCGATTGTAAGAATAAAAAAATTCATGAAATTAAAGATGTAGTTCAAGAATTTGACTTAGTATTTATATCATCAAGTTCACAGAGTTCTGATTTATGTGATTATATTTCTCGTGAAATTGATTGTCCGCATATATATGTAAGTGAGAAACTAGATATAGAAAATTGTTCATTTGATAATTTTAATTGGGTAATTCAAAGAATTAATATGAAAGTTGGTTCAGTTCTTATAATTGCTCATCAAGCATATTTTAATAATTTAAAAAATAATTTTATTAGAGATGATTGGGAAGTTTTATCTTTTGATGATAAAGAAAAATTCTGGTAATTTATAAATTAGATTTAAACATCCATAATAGGTGTTAACCATTCATCCCATTCTTCTTCTGGAATTTGAAATTTTAGAAGAAGGTTTTTACCTTGTGCATAAGCATCAGGTGGGTTAGTTCTCAAAATTTCTGCAAACTTTTCACCAAGAATTTCCAAAGGAGATTTTATTTCAGTATCTAGTTCATCTAAATAACCTGATAAGATATTACATAATCTAGTAAGATTACCTTGCTGGCACATACCAATATTATCTTCTAATTCTGAAGCAAGAATTTTCTTTAAGTCTTCATTATGAGGTGATGTTTTAATATATTGCCATACTGAATTGAGTATACGAGGGTAAATCCCAATACCTAAGTCATAAATATCTACTTCTTCACAATATTTATTCATCATTTGTGAAGCAGCTTTTTTAGAAAGATTACAATCTAATATAATTTCTCCTGGTGTTTTCAAAGTTTCAGTTGTATATTCAATTGGAACTGGAATTTCCAGAATTTGTGTTGTCATTTTTTTAACTTTTTCTACAATAATTGTTGTATGAATATTTTGATTATCTTGAGCAAATGCTTGTAGTTGAGGTTGACCCAACCAAGGTTGAGCTTGAGCTTGCTGAGCCTGAGCTTGAGCTCGCCAAGCAGCACGTCTTTCAAAACGTATTTGTGCTAGCAAATGTAGTCTATTATGTTCACGAGTTCTATAAGGTAGATCTGCATCATGTCCAAGAACAATAGTTTCTTCAGCAATGAGAGTTTCTAAGTCATGCAAAACTGTTTGATATCTAATATGTTCTAGACGTTTTCTTGAATTAAATGTAGTTCTATCTGTAGTTCTTTTTACATAATCAGCATAAATTTCATTAGTATTTTTTCTATGAATATATGAATATTCAAGTCTTCTAGTTTTATTTGGACCATATTTTTCAAAAGTTTTTGTATGAATTTTACATCTTGTATTTTCAAGACATAAGACTGAACATTTCACTCCATCATGTTTAATTGCAATACATTGCATTTTTATTTAGTAAAAGTTTTTTATATTTAATTCAAAAATCTAGAAAAAAATTCGTTTTACATTTTACAACAATTCTAAATAAACTAAAAAATATTTACGTATAGGAAATTTATGTACTTTTATTCCTGGAATTTCAAATCTTTTCCAATTATAATTTGATGGTAATTTTAAAAATGTATATCGTGGTTTCCAATCTTGCATAAATATTTTCTCTAAAAATAAATCAACTCTTTCCTTACCTAAAAAAAGATCTAAGTTTTCTTGCTCTTTATATGATGGACCACCCCATGGTGGATCCAAATAAAGAATATCAGTATCCCATCTATATAATTTAGTTGAATCACCGTGATAAAGTTTAACATTTTTCAAATCATATTCTTTAATATTATGTTTTAAAGCATCAAAATTCTCTTTATTAATTTCTATTGAATCTACACGATCAAAATTCAGACCAAATAAAATTGTATCACCACCAACATTTCCAGTTAAATCTGTCAAGTCTAAATGTCTAGTACCTGTGATATCTAAAATATGTTTTAATATTTTTTGACCATCTTTTCTTTTAGTAATACTATATTCACCTTCAGGTGTCAAAATTAACTTTGAATAATCTACACCTTTCTTTTCAGGGAACATTATATTCATTATACATATGATATAAAAATTATTCGTTTAATTTTAAGGAAGAACCATATCTTTACTTAAAATTAAATTCCAAGCAATTTTGCGTTGTTGTTGAAGATAGAGCGGGTCTGCTCCAGCTTCACGTGCACACTCAATTATTTCATGAGTTTTGTCTAAGAAATCCATAATTTCTTCCACAGTAGGTTCTTGTGGAAGTTCAGGCAAAGCAGAATAAACATAATATTCTGCCATTTTGTCGTTATTACTTTGTTGAATTTTTATAATTCGTTTTAATCAATTTTAAGACGATTTAATTTATTTCGTTGTGTTTTTACTAAAGTATTTGTAGATAAACGATATTGTACAGTAGGTGAATTTTCTAATCTTTTAGATAAATGTTTAAATAATTCACATGCTTCTTTAATTTCAGGAATATTTAATACAGATAGTTTACTACACATAGTATTTGTTAATTCACGATTTTTTTGAATTAATTCAAACTCTCTTTTTACAATGCCTTTTTTATATTGTAATAATGTTGGAAAGTAACTAGATATTAATTCTTTAACTTCAGGATTTGTATAATAAAACTTTTTAAATATATATTCAAGATCTACATAAAACTGCAAAATATAAAAATGATGTAATGTTCTTAAATAAGGTAACATACTATTCATTAACCAAGAATAAACTTCAAATGGAAAAAGACCAATCACATCAGGATTAATTTTATATCTTTTAAGGTAATGTTCATGAATTACTTCAAGTTCATTAGAATATTTTCCTCCCAATAATCTTTTTAAGAAATTTTCTAATAAGTAATAAGGAAATTCTATTTTTGAAAATTTTATTCTGAATGAACGTTTACCTACATTTAAAGCTGTATGTATTGAAAATTTTGCTTTAGAATTTATAATATCTTCAATATATTGTGAATCATATTCTAAAGAAGGTAATTTTACTATATCAGATATCCATATAAGTTCATATCCAGCAGGCCAACTAAATAATGGTAAACATTTAATTAAATAACCAAAATATCCTTGATGGTCAGTCCGATCTTTATAATAAAATTCAGGACAATCATATAAAACAAATTCTAAATTATCTTCATATTTAAAATCATCTGCTATACTTTTATTAAGTTTATCAACATATATTCTAATATTTGCATTTTGAGGAGCACCAACTAAAAAATCAATTAACATTAATTTAAATTCTTCTAAAGACCACCATATAGATGAAGTTTCCATAATTAAATATATTGAAATAACAATTAATATTGGACGTTTTGTTATTGCTGGTTTTAAAATAGTTGTTGTTATCATTATTATATTAATTGATTTGAATTTGTAGAAATTATATGATAAATACCCGGTTTTTTTCTAGTATTATTTGAATACATTTTAAAATCTTTTATAGCTTGAGTTTCTTCAAGTTTATCAAGTATTTTTAAAGATAAATTTAAATACTCATCATAATTTATAGAATCAGTATTAGAAAACCATGTTTCTATTTGTAATCGTCTTAATGATAAAAGATAAGTATCAATTATAGTTCTATTATTATTTATATAATATAATGCTGGAAGTATTGTCATTATATCTAATTTTTTATAAACAATAATTTTTTTATTTAATGTTTTTAAATGGTTAAATAAATCAACATTAGTAAATAATTCATCTATACCATAAGGACATAATTCATCATCTTTAAATAAAAATTTCGAATATGAACCTTTTTTTGAATTATCATATGTAATAATTTTTTGAACAATTTCTGTTTTTCCACCTTGTTTTAAATCAATTAAAAAATCATTTAATAACTTTATTGGAAATTGAAATTTAGATAAAATTTTATAGTTTACTATATTATGTTTTACAAAAACCCATGGAACATTATAATAAACATTTGATACATAAGAAAAATCTGCATCTTTTAAATCATCAATAAATTGTTTATCAAATTCTAACTTAATTTTTAAATCAATATCACATATCCATACAATTTTATAATCAGAAGGCCAATAAAATAAAGGTAAGAAACGTACTAATGTCCCAAATGTTCCTGTATGACCTTTTCCAATCTTAAATTCGGGACAATCAAATTTTATAATTTCAAGATGTTTAATATCAGAATAATTTTTAGCAAGGTATTCAGTTGAATCATCAACATATAATCTTATATTAGCAAAAGATGGACATTCATAAATGAATTTTTTCAGTTTAATTTCATAACCTAAAAAATCTCTATATGGATTTTCCATCTTAAAAATACATATACTTAATAAAACAGAACGTTCAAGTTCTACTTGTTTTAATTGTATTGTGTTTATCATTATAATAAACTTATTTTTAAAAAATATAATTTCAACAATAGATAATAAGATGTCACAAATTATAACAAAAGTTTTAAAACAAGGAACAAAACATCCAAATGTAATATCGTGTTCTTTTTTTACAATGGAAGATGCATATCGTTCTTTTGAAAAATATGAACGACATTTACAAACATTTTTAAGACAAACTAAAATCTTTAAAAATTTTGAAGTTAGAATTTATACTGATGATACAGGTTCTGATTATGCTTTAAAAGTTGCTAAAGATTCGAATATAACAGTAATACATTTTGATTGTCCAGAATTTCGTGAAGGACGCGGACATATAGGAACATTTGGAACTTTTGCAAGATTTCTTCCTATGTTTGAAGAACATGAACTTACATGGAGTTCAGATATAGATATTCCTGATAATTATTTTTCATTAGAAAATTCTAATTCAGATTTTCGAATTTATACACATTTATGTTATGATAGAAAAGTCTATGGGAGAAAGTATACAATAAGTGCTGGGCGTTTTATTTCAAGACATCAATTACCTCGTGCTTTATTAACACGTTTTTTAAATAAAATTTCAGATGGTGGATATAATAATGAAATAAAAGCATTAAATGATGCAAATAAACGTAAACCTTCTTCAAATTTTCCTTATGGCATGGATGAATTATTTTTAAATTGGCCTGTATACGATTGGATTAAAAAACGCGATTATCAAATAAATATTTTAATTGATTATGTTCCTACAACATTAATTTCTTATAATGCTGGAATGACTAAAGATGAAGATGCAATAATTTTTGAATTTTATAAAACTAATAATAAAAAATTAATGCCAAAATTGATAGATTTATATACCAGAAAAGTGCCTTTAATTATTGATAAGTATCCATGTTTACAACCTTTACTTGAAAAACTAAAAAATCCTTCCAAGATTAAAAATGATTTTTATGAAAGACTTCAAATAAAAAGTTCTGATTTATAACTATTTTTCTTTTCTTCTAGTTTTTTCTAAATTTTTAGTTGTAAATCGATATTCTACTACTGTTGTATCTTTAAGTTTTTTTGAAATTTTTTCATAAAATTTACATGTTTCATTAATTTCTGGCACATTTAAATCTTGTAATTTTCTGCATGATTCATTACTTATTTTTCTGAATTCTTGTAATAATTTAGGAAAATCATCAACGTCTTTTTTAATCATATGCTGTTTATAATCTTTAATCTGTTGAAAGCTTGTATTTAAAATTCTTTTTACATCTGGATTGGTATAATAAAGTTTTTTAAATAAAGGTTCTAAGTCAACATATACTTGCAAAATATACCAAATATTTAATTTTTGAAGATATTTTATCATATCATACATTAACCATCCATGAATTTCAAAAGGTGCAAGACCAATATTTTCTTTATTAACATTATATCTTTTCTTATAATATTCATAAACTAGTTCTAAATCAGTAGAATAATAACCATTTAAAAGTTTTTCTATAAATTTATTTAGGATTCTAATAGGTATTGGAATTTTTGTAATTTTTATCATAGCTTCGGTGCGAAATCTAGAAGGAGCAGTACTTGAACCATATGGTGAAGTACCTCTTTTTAAAATAAGTTTATTTTTTGATTCTAAAAAATTATCTAAATATTTTTCACTCATTTCTAAACTTGGAAGATAAGCTAAATCTGTAACCCAAACAGCTGTATATCCTGAAGGCCAATCAAAAAATGGTAGACGCTTAACAAAATATCCAAATACTCCTTGATGATCTTGTCCATCTTCTGAATAAAATTGTGGACAATCAAATTCTACAAATTCTAATTGTTCTTGATATTTAAAATCATCTACTATATATTTAGTATTTTTATCGACATATATTCTAATATTTGCATTTTTAGGTGCATCATCTATAAAATCTATAAGCATATACTTAAACTCAGTTAATGAAAATAAAGTCCAATCACCTAACATCATATAAATAGAAATAACAATTAATAATGGTCTTTTTGTTAATGCTGGTTTTAAAATAGTTGTTGTTATCATTATTTATAATTTATATTAAATCTTTGGTATTAATTTGTATTATATGATAAAGACCAGCTTCAACATTAACTTTTTTAGAATATTTTACAAAATCATCTAAACGTTCTGGATAAAATCCTGCTTCTTTTAATTCATTAATTAATTTTAAACATTTTGCAATAAATTCTTTTGATACATCAATACCACGATCCCATATCTTAACTTGTAAATTTTTTAAAGATAAAATATATTTATCAATTATATCATGTGATTTATATGTAGTATAATATAGTGGAGTTAAAGATTTCAAGATATCAATTCTATTATAAACAATAATTTGTTTATTTAAACTTTTCATATAATTAAATAAATCTACATTAGTAAATAATTCATCTATACCATAAGGACATAATTCATCATCTTTAAATAAAAATTTCGAATATGAACCTTTTCTATTATTATCATATGTAATAATTTCACTAACTTTTTCTTTAAAATCTCCATTTGAAAGTTTTTCTAAAAAATCCATTAATAATTCTTTAGGTAATGAATGTCTTGAAATAAATCTTCCTGCTGCAATATTATATTTTCCATTTGACCATGGAACATCATAAAAAATATTCGACATAATTGAAAAATCTGATGTTTTAATTTGTTCAATAAAAAAATATGATAAATCCATCATATTAATATCTATGTCTGATGTTACAATATATTTATATTTTAAAGGCCAATCCATAAATGGTAAAAATCTCATTAAAGTTCCAAATGTTCCTGTATGACCTATTTGAATTTTAAATTTTGGACATTCAAATTTTATAATTTCTAAATTTTTGAAATCCATAAATCTTTTTGCAAGATATTCTGTTGAATCATCAACATATAATCTTATATTTGTATATGATGGACAATCTCTAATAAATCTTTCTAAATTAATTTCATAACCTAAAAAATTTCTATATGGATTATCCATCTTAAAAATACTTATACTTACAAGACAATTACGTTCACTTTCTAAATGTTTTAAAAATGTAGTTGTAATTTCTACCATTATTATTTATTCAGTTATAAATTGTAACATTAGAATTTTGTATAATAATCGAAAATCTTCCAAAAGAGTAATTTAAATCATTCATTTCTTCATCTTGTTGTTGAGCTTGAGGCTGAGCTTGAGGCTGAGCTTGAGGCTGAGCTTGAGGCACAGAAAGTTCTTCTAGACTGACAGATAAATGTCCATCTGATCTATTATAACCAAATCTGATTTTTGCTGGTGTAAATTGATTAGCCCACACTTCAAAAGTTGGGAATTCCAATTTTGAAGTATATTCTAGCCAAACACTTTTTTTTGCATAAAATTTCAAATGTTTTTTATCTGTAAGAAGTTCATTTTCTGGAAAGAAACTTGGTTCACCTTTTTGTAAAGTACCTTTAATTTCAAAGAGTTTTCTTTTAAACAAATAATAATTTTGTCTTAGATATTCTTCCATTTTCTAGTTTTTTATTTTACAAATGAATGAAAGAATGAAAAAATGTCCGTTTTTTTAAACTAAGTTCTGCATAACATTCTTGTACATCCAGGACAAATATATTTAATTTCTTTTGCAGTTTTTATGCTATAATACATAAATTCTTTGCAAATTTGATTTGAGCATAAATATGTTATTGGAATGCGTATATTTGCAAGTTTTTGAAATTCTGAACGTATAATAAGTTTTTCAGTTTGTTCTGAAATTGTTTCTTGAGTAATGAATAGTTTGCATAACCATAAGAACATTTTTTCTTTTTATAGAAAAATTTTCACAGAAATAAAAGTTCGTTTTTTCCATAAAAAATGGTGTCATAACGGACACCGGCGTTTACATGTCGGGCTCGCCACCCTCACAAGTCCCATAGGGATTGTAGCGCTCGGGATGAGGATTTGTAGTGGAGGGCGGGAGAGGCGCTGAGTAGTTGCGCTGAAGCTCGCCACCCTCACAAGTCCCGTAGGACTGGGGCTGGGGGGTGCGCAGTGCAGCAGAACGTCCAAAGTAGACGGGAAGGAACATTGAGCCCAAGCTTAAGTTGGTAAAGGTGAGAGGCGGAGGGAAGATGCTGGTGTTGGTCAGGACTAAAGCCTCGGCGGAGGGCTTGCCATAGGAAAGTAGCTGGAAGCAAGCGCGCTCAAGAAGCTCAGACGGCTGAGAGCATGGCTCTGAGCACTCGCAGGTCTTAATGGGAAGGAGTGTGGAGGAAAGAGGGTTCTCGCCACACTGGTCATTGGTGCAGTTCCCGTAAGGATCTGTCGTGCGGTGGCACGCAGAGCAGCAGGGATCCGCACCGCCGTAAGCTTGGCGGTTGGGATTGTTCCCGCACTCTTCAGGGCAGGCTTCATTTGAAAGCTCTGAGCACTTTGAGCAAAGAGGCGGGGGTAGGCCTGACATTTTTTTCGCTGGAGGCCTTTTGTAAAAATGTATATCTTACGAAAAAAAAATCCGTTTTCCTCTAATTTAAGAAGAAATGGGGGGCTCATTCAAGAAATAGTTCAATGATTCTAAGACTCCATTATTTTGCTCCATTGCAGCTAGAACAAGTCTTGCTTGCTCTACCTTTAATTGGAACAAAGCCAGACTTCTCATGTATTTGAGTGCAAAAGCACTCTGTTCTTCGAAGTCTTCAAGACTTTGAGAGACATCGAATTTGGCAAGAGAAGTGGAGGCTTGGAGCCAAGCACAGTTTGTTTTCTGTGCTAGGTTGGAAGTAAGATCGCGAATGAGCTGGGTGAGTTCAATAGCGGACATTTGTGTGGGACGATCGTAATCTTATAAATAGAAAATTCGTTTTACATTAATTTATGTATAGTAATTCTTGATATAACTGCCATAATAAATGTCCACCACCACAAAGGAAATACTGTTGAACCTTTTTTATGAACACCAAATTTTCTTAAACCTCTAGGTCCAAATGTCATTGAAGGTTTCAAATATATGAAAGCTGAAAACATAAATAAAAATAATGATATTGTCCACAACATTGGATTTTTTCGAATTAAGTTCTCCATTATCATTTCCTTGCTAAAATTTAAGTGAAGAATGTCCTTTGTCCTCCCATCAAGAAAAGCTTTCTCAGATTTTATTACACGTATATTTAAGAATTATAGAGATTCATCTGATAAAGATACTGCCGATATTGATTTATGTGAAAGTCGTACAGGACCAGGAAAAGAACTTTTACCTTATCAAAAATTAGTTAGAGATTATCTTGTTGCTGAAACACCTTATCGTGGTTTATTAATTTATCATGGTCTAGGTTCAGGAAAAACATGTTCTGCAATTTCTGTTGCTGAATCACTAATAGATACAAGAAAAATATTTGTTATGTCACCCACATCTCTTGAAGAAAATTTTCGTGGTGAATTACGAAAATGTGGTGATCCATTCTATCAAGAAGAAAATCATTGGGAAGTCCGAAAAATTAATACAGAAAAAGATATTGAACATGCTAAAGGTCTTGGAATTTCACGAAAATTTGTAGATAAATATATGGAATATTATGTAACTATAGCTGGAAAAACTGCAAATTTTAAAGACTTAGATTTACCAACAAGAAAGAAAATTTCTGAACAAATAAATGATATTATAGAACAACGATTTACATTTGTGCATTATGATGGTATACAAAAAGCAAATATTGATGTATTATTTCCTCCTCAACCCGATTATTTAGATAATTCTGTTATAGTTATTGATGAAGTTCACAATTTTATTCGTTCTGTTCTAAATCAATCTGAATTAAAAATGAGGATCTACGATTTAATTTATAAAGCAAAAAATTCTAAATTAGTTCTTTTATCAGGA